GTGTAACTGTGATAGCTTCGTTGTTTCCGTAACCAACATCACCATAGTTTGCATTTTGCACAAAGCAACCGTACAGTTCGAATGTTTCTAGCACATTAGGAGTATTTGCGCCATTGCCGCCGTCTAGTATTTCAATTCTTGTTGTGAATTTGTAATCAATGCCTGATGCTGCAGAACTCTGTTCAAAAAAGTCGAACTGCTTCTGTAGTTGCTCACCTACCAGTTTCTGCACTCTGTTGTTTACATCTTCGCGTAGAGTAATTTCAATCGGTTGCCATTCATGTCTACCAGCTAGATAAGCACGTGAGTTATATACATGTATCGGAATTTCTTCAAAGCTTACTGTTGGTCTTCCTGTGTCAACAACCTGTTTGGTCAATTCTGTAGTTGGTGTTGATATACCAAAATTTTCTAGTGTAACTCTAAAACGATACTGTAGTTTTGGCATCAAAAGACCCTGGCTAGCAGCCGAGCCCTGATTATCTAGCGGTACAGTTATCTTTGATAGTGTTGAGATAGCCATGTGTATAACTCCTTGTCAAAAGTATTTATCATTTTTGTTTAGTTTTTTTGAGGCCATAAAAAAAGCAGCCGAAGCTGCTTTTTTGTATTACTCTGTAATGTTTACAGAGCTGCTATTTCGCCTGTGTTTTTCAAACGCAGTGGAATATAAACAAATTCAACTGCTTTGACTGGTTCAATAGCAATGTCAAGATAGAGTTCGTTTCTATCTATTCTTGATGGAGTGTTATTAGATTCATCACACACTACCAAGAAGTCATTGAGCGCTCTTTGTCCAACAAGTTCAAGCAGCAGGCTTTCTGCAGCCTGTTTAATTTCATCTCTTGTAATCTTGTCGTTCTGCTCAAAGATATACGGTTTCGCAAGTTGATTTAACTGTCCTCTAAGATAGATTACCAGTCTTGCGACATTAATTCTATCAAGAGCACTTGCTCCTCTTGCTCTGGTCTTCTGGCCATAGTTGACAAGCCCTGCACCTGATAGGAAGGTAATTGGATTGACATTGTTTTCATAAAGAATGTCTCTCTGCCCTTCGTTAAGCGCAATGCTGTTGAACTCGCCTTCGTCATCAACATAACCAACTGCAGTAGCATTCGTAATGCCACCTCTTCTTATACCAGCAGGTGCAAACCATGGGAACGAAACCTGATCACTCAGTATCATAGTTCTCATAATCATGTGACTCGGTGGAACAATTACGTTGTTGCCAAAGTTGTCTGAGGTAAAGCCCCATGGATAAAATACACCCATGTACTCGTCTCTGCTGACTAGGCCTTCAAGATTGTCTTCGTTGGCAAGATTGTCGTTGGTTGCCCAGGTATTAAGACTAGTGCCGTTTGGCAGTAGTCTTGCAGGAGCATCTCCGATTACAAATGCTGTTAGACCTCTATCAAAGTTTAGAGTAATCATTTCCCCAATTAGCTCAGGATAGCCTGGTGTTGCCATTAGGTTAAACTGTCTTGACTCTGCGTCTCTAATGTCGTCATTAGAATTAAGCATTGCCTGTAGTTTCTGTATAACAACTCTGCGTTGTGCTTTTCTTCCGAAGCTGCCCGAACCGTCGTCTTGGTTGGCAGATTCAGTTACCCAACGATGCGGATAATAGTTTTCCATTGCTTCGTCGCCGAATCTTATGTTATCTTGATTTGTGTCGATATAGTCTCTTACAAATCTCTTAACATTAAATCCTGATCTACGAAGATTGAAAAGCAGCATGCCTCTTGGATACAGTGCTGGATCAGGTGCATCTGGATCTAGGAAATTGCTAGTTTGTAGCTCAACAATAGAAGCATCAGTGTCTGAAGCAGCGCCGCTAGTGCTGTATCTTGCATCTGCAAACAGCACACCGTCCTCTGAAGTTTGATCTGTTGTGTCTAGTTCAATCCATCTGTTGCGAATTGGTGTGTTTAGCAATTCTGCATTGAAACGATAGATTCTTGGATAGTTTTCAATGTCTGAAGTGTCTATCCATAGATCGCCATCTACAAGTGCTGTTCCATCGCTTTGCAGTTCTGGTCTAGAAGCAGACACAATCGGACCTAGCGGATCAGTTTCTTGATAGTCTGTGTTAAAGTTTTTGTAACCGACCCAAGTAGTACCATTGTGAATCATGATATCAGCTTCGTCTACAATTGAATTATACCAAAGAGTATCGTTTCTTGTAAGCGAAGTTACTTCGTCACCAGACGGCGTATAGAAAGCAACTTCTTCCTGGGCTTGTGGATCGTATTCTGTTGCTTTCCATAGGCTGGCTTGTAAAGAACTGCCATCTGTAATTCCTGCTGTATTGTATAGATTTACTGTGCCTGTGTTTGCATCTTCATATGCACTGAAACCTAAACCGTTCAATAGTGACGGTGTTGCTACTAGACGAATGTCTCCGCCTGTGGCATGCTCAAGTGTTACACGATCTGAAGAATCAACTGATGCACTTAAACCAGTTATACCTAGAGCATTAACTGCTGTAGCAAAGTTTTCAGCAGTATCGCTTGTTTCTGCTGCTGCTGTAAATGTAACTGGTAGAAGCTGAGTGAATCCTGATTGTGCAGGCTGTGTTGCCTGTATGCTTACATTAGGAGCATCTCCCCCGTTTGTTAGTGTCACTGCAGAACCTTGCACAGTAGTTGGAGCAACACCAACTCGTCTGTATACCTTAAATGTAGCGAGCGGATTTGTGTCTTCTGCTACATTGTAGTTTACATAAGTTGCGCCAACTGGTAGATTTTCTCCGCCTTGTGTTCTATCTAGTTCAAACAGTGCTTCACTGTTTGACTCAAAAAGCGGAGCATCTACGTCATTCCAAATGTCTGTGCTTTCGTTGTAAACTTTCATTCTCCAACGAGCGCCGCCGCCTGGTTCTGTGGTTTTGATCCAAACAGCACCACTTGGACGAGAAAAATCATCAGAAGTTTTAAACTCAGGAACCTGTGTATGTCTGCTGATCTGCAACAGCGGAGGATAATATGTTCCTGCTGTTAATCCAAGTTCTGTGTCAAGGCTATTTGTAAAGGTTGCTAGAACAATTTCGCCACTCTGTGTGGATTCGTCTGCGCCTGAACTTGTGCCGTCACTGTAGAGAACCAATCTAGATTGTTCTACTTCGGCTGTTACACCTTGTATACCGAATCCGTTGATAGTGTCTCTTACATCTCCGACTGTGTCTTCGGAACCTACTGCAATTACTGTGCCGTTAAGTTCAAACTGTCCGCCAGTGAAACTTGGATTAGACTCAGTTGCTCTTACAGTAGCCCAACTGTTTACCCAGGCATTGCTGCCTACTAGTACCCAAATTCCCATCTGATTCTTATAAAACAGTCTAATTGTAGTAGTAGCAAATACAATGGCATAATCACCTACTGTGCCTACAGAGCCTCTAGGAATTAAACCGTCTGTGCCATTTGTTGCTAGTGTACCACTGGTGTACTGGCTGGAATTTGTAATTACAATAGGAGTACGAGCAGTAAATGTTTGACCGCCGTCTTGCGCACTTGCACCGTTCCATTCAAATACACCGTAAGCAGAAGCATCTACATCAAGCCAAAATGTGCCGTTTGCAGGATCTGCTGCTGGTTCTACTGGAGTTGGTGAAAGAGCACCTAGGTCGATATCTGCTCTAACAACCCATGCTCTGTTAGTAACGCCGAGCACTGAGTAAGCAGCTTGTAGACCGTATTCGTTTAGCTCGCCACCGTTGATAGGATTGTTGTTGTTGTCTGTTTGAAACACAGGATCGCCAAACGTTTCTGCTAGGTCACGTTGTGAAGTTAGCAGGAATGGAACACCTGCATTCTGTCTTAACGTTCCTCGCGCTGTTCCTGTGCCGGATGAATTCTGTTTGTTTTCAGCAGAAGCAACAAAAATCATAGGTGTTGTGCCTGCTGCTGCTGGAACATAGAAGCTTTCGTCGATTACGTTAACTTCTACTCCTGGTGATACTAGTGCCATTGGTTTCTCCTCATAGAGCTCTGTTGACAGTATTT